GGAGCAAGTTGTTTGAAAAACATTACGGAACCGAGCGGGAGTTGTGGATGAAAGTCCAGGCACGGCTCAAACTGCCGGCGATCTGGCCCTCGTCCAAGATTCTGCCCAGGAGGGAGTGTCATGTGGCTACCGGTCTGGTATCGCCTCTGGAGATTGAAGCGCCAGCTTCGGCAGCACTCCATCGAGGTTCAGGCGGGGATCATCAAGCGGGGACAGGATCGCAGGCCGTTGCCGCCGTTGCCGGAGAAGAGCCGTGAACCTTCGTCTACAGCAAGCGGCAGCCGAACTGCACGTTCACCCTGATACGCTGCGTAAGATGGCGAAGGCCCGCGAGGTGCCCGCGACCAAGATAGGCCGCGCCTGGGTATTCCCCGCTCACTTACTACAACAATGGATCGATGAGCGATGCCACTCTACCGACGCCCCGGGAGCCCCCACTGGTGGGTCCGCATTGGCCGCAAGACTCGCCAGTCAACGGGCACGGCGGATCGAAAAGCCGCTGAGGAATTCGAAACCGTCCTCCAGCAAAGGCTCTGGCGGCGCGACAAGCTCGGAGATCGTGGTGCCGTTCCGTGGAAAGAGGCTCAGCAGCGATGGCTGACAGACTCCAGAAAGTCCCGCAAACGCGATCGCGAGATCCTCGCGTGGCTCTCACCGAAGATCGACGAGTATCCCGTCTCATCGGTGGCCGATCCGGATGTGATCGAGGAGTTACGCAAGGATGGACTCGCCGAAGGCTGGAGCCACTCGACGGTAGACCGGGCGATGCGCACGTTGCGCGCGGTGTTAAAGAAATGCGTCGCCTGGCGTTACCTGGAGTCCTGCCCACCGATTCCGATGTACGGCGAGCCGGAGGCCGAGCCGCGCTTCCTGACGCCAGAGGAGTTCCAGCGGTTGCGGCGGGAGCTGCCGCGGCACCTCGAGCGGGCCGCGCGTTTCGCGGTGTTTACGCTACTACGGATGCGGGCGCAGAGCAGCCTGACATGGGATCGAGTGGACATAAAGGGCCGCAAGGCCTGGGTGCCGAGCTCGCAGATGAAGGCGGGTCGGACGTTCAGCTTCCCTCTCACCGAGGAGTCTATAGCAGTCCTGAAGGAATGCCGGGCCTCCCATCCTCAAGGTCTGCACGTATTCCAGTACGAGAAGAAGCCGATCGACAACTTCAATACGGCGGCGTTCAGGAAGGCGTCGCAGCGGGCTGGGCTGCCGGGGCTACGGTGGCACGACCTGCGGCACACGGGGGCGTCCTGGGCTGTCCAGAACGGCGTGACGCTACCGGAATTGATGGTGCTCGGAGACTGGAAGTCCTATCGCATGGTGCTTCGGTACGCGCACCTCGCGCCCTCAAATGCGGTGGAAGCGGCTCGCAAGGTTGCACAGATGTCGCACACGGCTTCGAGCCGGAAACGCAAAAAGGCTTGAATTATGGTGGGTGCAGACGGGATCGAACCGCCGACATTCGCCTTGTAAGGGCTAGTGAACTTACAGTAATCAATGACTTAGTTAGTCAATTCCGGGTCGAAACGGGCCATTTTCAGGGTACCCGGAGCACAAAGGTAGCACAGTCATGAAGCGCCACCCTTCAGGTGGTGGCGCGACGTGCCAATGCTCCGGCGAATGTAATCGCCAGCATACGGGGCCCTGTCCCAATCAAGACGGCTCAATCGCCGCCGGCTCCCGCCATCCCACTAGATTAAAGCTCGTTGGTGACCGCGTGCTCTGCGTGGGATGCGTCGAGCCTTACGACCCAACAAAGCGATGGCGCTATGCGACGCCTTACTAACCGGTCGCGGTATCCGCTCAATGTTCTAACCAAAGGTACCTGTTCATGAGAATCGACGAAATCAAGGTCTCAGCCGGTCGCACCTTCAACCATCCGTACGAGCAGTACTCGAATCTGCGTTGCGACGTGCACCTCAACGCGAAGCTGGATGACGGCGAAGACGCGATCGAGGCGACAAAGCAGCTTCAGGCGCGCGCCGAGGAGATTTGCGAGGGCCACAAGGTCACGCTCATCAAGAACCTCCACGACCTGGAGCGCCTCGCGCGGCAGACCGAGGAAATCAGCCAGCTCGAGCGCCGCATCCAAGAGGCGCAATCGAAACTCAAAGAGCTGAAGGTTTCGGTCGGCGGGAATCATCTGATCGCCGCTACGGAGCCAAGTGGTCAAGACGACTACGAAGGCGAGCCGTACTAACCCGTTGGCCGAACGGATAAATACATGACGGACTGGCTCAACAAAACGCACGTCGGTGATTGTCGCGAGTTGCTACGAGCGATGGCAGCCGACGGCGTTCGGGCCCGGGCGTGCGTGACTTCGCCGCCCTACTTCGGGCTGCGTGATTACGGCATGCCGGGGCAGATCGGGCGCGAGGCCTCGCCGAGTGAGTACATCGAAGCACTCGTCGAGGTATTCCGGCTGGTACGCGAGGCCCTCGCCGACGACGGAACCTTGTGGCTCAACCTGGGCGACAGCTACGCGAACGATGGCAAATGGGGCGGATCTTCGGGCGGAAAGCATGTCGGGCCCCTACATGGCGGCACCGGGATAGGTCGCGGCCGCAGATTCACGGGTGCGAAGCCGAAGGATCTTCTCGGCATTCCATGGCGCGTCGCCTTCGCGCTCCAAGATGATGGCTGGTGGCTGCGCTCAGATTGCATCTGGCACAAGCCAAACCAACTCCCTGAGAGCGTCACGGACCGCCCCACGAAGGCCCATGAGTATTTCTTCCTGTTTGCCAAGGCGGAGCGCTACTACTTCGATGCGGACAGCATCAAGGAGCCGGCGACAGACACCGGTCGGCTCAATGGTCGAGAAGGTCGAGATGAGCCGCCGGCGGCTAGGCCTCCCGGTACCAGTCCTCGGACACTAGCCCGAATCGACTACACCGCGCAGGGTCGCAATAAACGCACGGTATGGACTGTACCGACCCAGCCGTTCAGCGGAGCGCACTTCGCCTGTTTCCCACCCGAGCTGATCAAGCCCTGTATTCTGGCGAGCGCGGGCCCCGGCGACATCGTGCTCGATCCATTCATGGGCAGCGGGACCACTGGCCAAGTTGCGACTGATCTCGGCCGCCACTTCATCGGTTGCGAATTGAATCCCGAATACGTCGAGCTCCACGAGCTTCGACGCACAACGATAGGAATGCCGATATGAACGGTGAGCATCCAAACACGCCTATTCACCCTTCCACTGATCGGGACCGCTATCACCTCGTGCGTGCCGGCTGGCGCTGGAATGTGATGTGCGGCGAGGGGACCGGCCCGATCTGGCGATGCTTCCGCTGGGTGACGGCTGCGCGACTGGCTGCCAGGCTCAATAGCGCCTTCTGTGACGGCCAATTCGTCGTCAAGCGGGCACGAGATAGCTCGCCTGTTGAGCGCCTCCATCGCCTCTGCGACGGGATCAGTGAGCAAGCCAATGAGTCACCCTTCACACGCGAGGAATGGGATGCCATCGACAAACAGACTGTTCGGCTTCAGAACGGCTTACGTGGCCTGATCGATGCCGTGCGCAACGTTGAGATAGAGAAGCGGTGCTGGGATCTGTTCGTTGCGCTGCCTCTACAGAACGCCTATCGCGCTCTGAAACATCAGGACCCGCTAACCCAGGTCGAGCCACTCGAATCGAGGCAGTCGCTATGAAAGAAGCGCCAACCGAAGATGAGCGGATGAAGTCGATCCGCGCCCTGCTCAATGATCCAATCGAGCAGACTGCGCCGAGCAACCATGCACAGGGCTGGCGTAGGGACTGCGACTACTTGCTGACCGAGCTCGACGACAAGAGCCGGAGTCTCGTTGAGTGCATTCCGTTCCTACGCGCACATGCCAAGTCGTGCGAAGACTGCCAAGGGTCAGGCGAAATCGTGAGCGGTCCTAGCGACGAGGAAGCCACGAGCGAGCCCTGCGCGAATTGCAAGCCGATATGGGACCTGGTTAAGCGCATTGAGCCGCCCAAACCTTTACCGCGCGTTGCAGCGACAGTGGAGGAAGAAGATGACATCGCATTCTGAAGCGCCATCTGCAGATCTGATGAACGTCACCTACTGGCGCCCGAAGTACGGCGGTTGCCGCGAGCATGCCTATGCGGTCGACTGCAATCCCGAGTCTACGGTTGATGAAATCGCTGAGGCAGTCGCAGAGGACTTCCACACCCAGCACTACGGCTGGGAGTCCAAGTGGCCCATCGAGTTCGCAATCGTCATTGATGGAGCTGTTCACAACGTGACCGTCGATCGCGAGGCCGTTCCTAGTTTCCACGTGGTGAGTCATGACTGAGCGGAACCCTTCCAAGGATGAGATGACCGACCTGGAGAAGCGCCAACTCCTCGCGCGCAATCTGGCCGAGTTCCAGAAGTGGCAGAACCTCGCCGCCAGCAAGGGCTGGAAGTTGCCGGGTAACAGTCCGCTGCCTAACGAGTCATGGATCGCCTACTGGCAGGCTTGTGAGGCGTACGAGAAAGACCCAACGCGCGGGCGTCCTGTCATCCCGCATCGGAGTGGCCGTGGCTACTGATCCCACCTCAAAGGAGATAATCATGTTACTGGCCGTCTCACTTCGGCCCATCGATCACGATCACATGGCTCACGAGCTGGTGTTTAACAGGGCCGTGACGACTGAAGAGATGAACGCCATTCACCGCCACCTGAATGAGGTGTTGGTAGGAGAGTTTGCTAACGAGACGCAACCGGCCGCCTCAAAAACGGTAGCGGAAATCGTCAGGCACATCGACTTGCTGCTGGAAAGCGGCGACGAAGTCGCGAGCCTAACTCCTGATGAGTGGCGTCGTATTAAAGGCGCAATAGGCGCCAACGAGACGAAGGGACTCAGTAGCACTCGGCATCTTCTAGAGCGGGCTGTCAGTCAGTTTCCAAACGATGACGGCTGGCTGCACGATGCAAAATCCTTTCTATGGGGAGATACGCCACCCGTGGAAACAAAGGATCGCCACTCTGCACCCTGCACGTGTCCGGCCTGTGCACCGGCACTTTGGGCTGCAGGCATCAAAGGTGTGCGACAACCGGAGAAAGCCTCGGATCTGCCTATTCGAGCTCCGTTGAGCGACGAGAACGGCGTCATACACAGCTCGACATGCGCACGCTGGTTTACGCCAGCCGGTGAAGTTGTGCGTCTAGCCTGCGACTGCGGCGCCGTGAACGGGAAGGGTGACCAACAATGATAAGTCTTCTATCAGATTGGAGAATTCACTTGATATGGATGGTCGCCGTGACTGTGGGAGTCATAGCTCATGATAGGGACATTTATCGTCAATGTCAGAAGTCCGGGGAGGCTGGACTTATCTGGCATATCAAATGCAACCCGTGAGCGAGAAAGCGCCCATATGAAAGCCAAAAATAAGTCGAAGGCGAAGCATAGAAAGATCCTCGGACGTGATCCGACGAGCCAACTCTACCGCGCCATCATTCGCTATGTTGAGTCCAAGAAGGGCTCCATCCTTGTGATCGGTGGCGTGCAAATCGAGCAGTGGCCCGGCGCTGGAGAGTTCAAATACGTCGTGGGGGTGCGCTGCATGGGTCGCAAGCCCTGCTTTCCCAAGGGCAAGACGGGAGAACAGTCGTGAAGGTCCATGGGTTTGAAGTACCGCATAGCGTGTTCGAGGCGCTCTGCGCTCGGTTGGACAATGGTCCGGCTACTGCCTCGCAACTCGAGATTGTGGCAGAGCGAGCAGGTGTGCCTGACGGTCCGGAGTCGATGCGTACTGTTGACCGATGGCTGCAGAGACAGCGCAAAGCCGGGTTTATCGAATTTGTGAACCGACAGTGGCAAGTGAGAAGCGCCAAACAGCACTCGGGAGAACAAGGTGGCTGAGAACACTGCCATTGAATGGTGTGACCATACTTTCAACGCCTGGTGGGGTTGCGATCGAATCTCGCCCGCCTGCGACGAATGCTACGCGGCCACGTGGGCGCACCGCCTTGGTATGGATCACTTATGGACCGGCTCGAGGCGCCTCTTTAGTGACGCGCACTGGCGTGAGCCGCTGAAGTGGGCACGCAAGGCGAATGGCCGCAGGCCCCGCGTGTTCACGAACTCAATGGCCGACGTCTTCGACAATCACGTATCCGTCGAGGTACCGCGCGCGCGGCTGTGGAATCTGATCCGCGAGACGCCGGAACTCGACTGGCTACTCCTGACGAAGCGGATCGGCAATGCGCCTCGCATGCTACCGGCTGATTGGGGTGACGGATATCCGAATGTCTGGATAGGCGCCACAGTGGTCAACCAGGAGGAAGCGGACCGCGATATCCCTAAGTTGCTCAGGGTCCCGGCCGCGGTTCGCTTCCTGTCCTGTGAGCCACTGATCAGTCACATCCTGCTAGATCGCGAGTGGCTCTGCTCGGAGTACTTCACTCATTCGGAGGACTGTAGGGACGATCTCTGCGCGCTGAATGGCGATGAGTATTCGTGCGTAGGACAAGTCGTCGAGCAACCATCTATCAATTGGGTCATCTGTGGCGGCGAGAGCGGCCCGCGTGCGCGACCCATGGAGGCCGATTGGGCGGAGAAGCTCCGTGTCGATTGCCAGGATGCTGGCGTCGCGTTCTTCATGAAGCAGGGCTCGCAGGCTAACTGGCACGAGTTCAAGAATTGGGATCACTTCCCCATGTACCTACGCGTCAGAGAGTTCCCGAGAAGCGCACATTCCATAAACTGTTCCGGGAGCGAAGGGTGAGTCACGTAACGCACTACGGCCCGGTGCGCGAGGGGGATTGGTACGGCGCCCTATGCCGAGTGAAGCCGACGACAGGCGATGCCGTCATGATGTCTACGCACAAACCGATGACCAATTGCCAGGAGTGCTGGCGAATTCTCGCTGAGCGAAGACGCGCATCCAATACATCCTCGGGTCAGTCATGAGCGATTTTAAACAAGGCGACCGCGTGCTCTACGAGAAGCATCTTGGCTCACACCGCTACCAGGACATACCCGCGACGATCCTGCGTCGGACGGCTAGTGGGCGCTACCGGATTGAGCTCGCGAACGGCGCCCAGGTGACCGTGGCGTTCTATTCACTGAAGAAAACCCCTTAGAGACTGAGGTAATCATGAGAAGAACTCGAAACTGGCAGTGGAACGAACAGCCCGATAAGGGTGGCGGCTACAGTTGGAATCAGGCCATCGTATCGGTATTGACCGATATCCGCGAGGAACTACAAGCGCTCAACCGTGTCTTGCAGTGCCCGAACTTCATTGAGGTCCCGCGCAAGCTGGACCAGATCGCCAAGAACACACGCAAGCGCAGGAAGACGCGAGTCGTCGGTAAGCCGAAGCTGCGGGTAGTTCGCTGATCACATAGTGCGACGGAGAAGCGATGAACTGGCTATTTAAACTGATCTATGAAGGCGCCGGACCCACGCGGAGCACACGAGAAGAATCCGAGGAATCATGGAAGTTCGTCCGGCCGCTCGCTGTTTGGTGCTTCTGGCTGTTACTTCTAGGATGCGTGATTGCACTGTGCAGGTGGATTGGTCCATGGGCACAACAGCTCACCGAGCGAGATTTACTATGGATCATCATAGCTCTGTTGCTCTGGAGGCGCTAACAATGCCACTTGATGTGCAACTTGGGTTTTCGCTACTAGCGGGAATCTTCGTCTGGCTCTGCGGCTTCTATGCTGGCTATAAGAAAGGCAGATCGGACAATGGATCGGATAAACACCCATGACCAGAGAGAGCGAGGCTCGCGATTTTTTACGGCAAGTGTTGCCAGTGGCTATTGATGGCATCACCAATGACGACTCGACTCCAGCCCAGCAGGAGCGGTTTGCCGATGCCATCGTGCGCGCAATAGCAATGCTGATCGAAGCCAAGTGCGACTCTCGGGACAGCGCAGGTGACGGCAATGGAAACCGTTAACTTTAAACCTACAGAAGAATTCCCCATTGATATCGAGATCACTGCATCTCATGGGGTCGATCTACATCGATGCACAGTGTTTGCGGTGTGGATTCCTCAGAGACCCGACAGCGCAATCGATAAATGTGTCGACCGGCGCGCATGGATTAGCGAGCAGATGGAGTCGTGGCACAAGGAAGGCATGCGGTATGTGCGCGTGACAGAGGATTCCGCCCACAACATTCTGTGGGCGGAATTTTGGAAGGTTCCGCCACGAAAGGAGGCTCCATTCCATGGCTGGTATACCTCATCCCACCCCACGAAGGACAACCATGGGTAACGGCCTCCGCAACCTATGCAAGCTCTACGGCCAGATGCGCATCCAGGGACGCCTATGGGTGTGGGACTACGTTGCCGACAAGGCGGTGCCGGCTGAAGAGCTGAGGGCCGATGGGGAGCGCTGGAAGGCTAGCCAGAAGGCGCGCGCAGAATGGTTGCGAAGGCGACATCAACCACAGGACGGCAAGTAATGACCAGTGAGCAATTTGAAGCGTTCATAGCCTTCGTCAACGAAACGGTGGACGCGGCCGTCTGCGATCCTCTCGGCGAGTCTGGTAGGCGGTATCAGGCTGAGAAGGCGCTACGCGCCGCTTTCCCTGAACTCGCTAGGCGACCCAAACACCCCAAAGCGCTTATCGAAGGAGGTGATGCGAAATGACAACCGGTAGCGGCGTAGTACCCCTGTAGCCGTGGGGGACGCATCCACTGAAAACACGCACTTGACTGTGACCGGTCACGGTGATACATTACTTCCATGGTCGGAAAAACAGCAGCAGAACGTAAACGGGCCGAGCGCATACGCCGAAAGAGACTTGGTGTAACTCGCTTGGAATTATGGGTACATCCAAACGATGCAGATCAGATCAGGGATCTCGCGGACCGTCTAGGTAAGCGACGCCTGGCGATGGGACTCCCGGTTGGAGTTCACATGCCAAGCTGCATATGCGTCAAATGCGAGAACAAGCGCAAACGAAAACCCGTCAACCAAAAGGGTAAATATCCATGAACCAAACGCAAAACACGTGCCCGCTAACGAACTTCCGCGAATTCGTTGCGCAGCGTTTGCATACCGCCCCTTTCGGCTGGGGCTCATGTGGCTATGAACTGCAACAGCGCTACAACGATCTCGTGCAGGAGTATTGGGCCGATGGTGAGACCGTGGATGACACGGCGGCAGCGGTTCACAAGCTCCATATGAGCCGTCGGGTCAAGAAGGTCGAACAGATGACCCGTGCGTCTCTTCAGGCTGCGGGATGCAGATTCGACGATCTGGAAAGGGAAGTGATCGAGCGCGAACAAGATGAGTGGGAAGGCCTCACTGACACGCCCTACTGACCTGACCAACTAGGTGTTAAGTGAATACCTACACAGTCGCACCAGCTACTGATACCGCTCCTGGCGGCGGCGTTAATGGCACCGGACGCCGCACAAAGTGTATAGCGTGGGGAGTTAAAAACGCCCAAGGGAAATTCGTGCGATTTTTCGACGTAATCAGGGAAGGTCGAGTCATTGACACTGAGGAGTCTGCTAAGCGTAAAGCGGAAGAATGGGCCGCGTTTTGTAGCGAGAATTTCTGACCTTACCCAACTATCGGATAACTCGTAATGCTCGTCTACACCGGACGCCAACACGGTAAAAGCTCCCTAGCACGAGAAACGCGCGAGTTCTATGCGGAGCGCGGAATCAAGCCGTGCGAACACTGCAGCTTCAAGGGCGCGGATATCTACCATGTCTTGGGGATGAAGTGCCCGAGGAAACCAATCAACTATAGGAGATGAACATGCGTGACGACGATGAAGGGCTATAGACCAGATCAACCAAAGGGTGACTTGTGATGTCAGAACGGGAAAAATTCAACCAAACCATGAGCGCGCTGAACGAATACGACGCAGCACATCCGGTGCTAGCTTCTCTCTGCTCATGGCCGCTGATAGGGAAGTTCTTTATGCGCTTGCGGTGGCGTCGACTGACGTGCCGATAACTCAACGGGTATCGAATGATTCCTGCCTATTGGCTAATCGTCGCCTTCGGTCTCGGGATGAGTGTGGGCGGCTGGATGACTCTCGTAATGCTTCGGTCTACCAGAAAGCGCCCATGACAAATAAAAGCTGGCATAGATTCTTTGCCGTAGGAATACCGTCTGCGATCGTTGTAGGAACTATCATTGGCCTTATTTGGCGATGGCTGTCCCAATGACAAAAACGGTCTCAGGCTTGTTTGGCGATATCCGCCAGCGCCTGATCTTTATCCCTACTCCCCTGACTGGATCCAAAGTAATAAGTTAGCGTCGAGCGGCACTCGGCTACGAGGTAGCCGATCAGCGTACCAGCGAGCGCTGAGTCCACCTTGGTCCAACCCGCAAGAGTTGCGGCGATGCACAGACCTGTGAAGCCGATGATGAGGTAGGCGAGATTGCGTGGCGTGGTGTCCTTGACCGCCACTTCCCGGGCCCGAGCGTTCGCCGTATCTTCGAAGGACAGCTTCTCCTCGCTGATCTCCAGGGTCTTCATTTGCGCCTGGAAGTCGTTATCCGCCTGTTTCAGCTTCAGGAGGATGTCTGGGTCGGTCGAGGTGATCGCCGCCTCCATGGCCTTGGGATCGCTCGTACCGAGGGCTTTTGAGAGCAGGCTGCCGGCGAGTCCGCCGAATGGGCCGCCGAGAGCTGTTCCCAGGAGAGGAGCTACCGTGGCAAGTACGGATTTAGCGGTTTGACCGAAATTCATAGAGTGATCCCGTCCAAAAAGAGAGCTCGCTCGAGTGTTCTACGACGCAGCAGACCGGCGCTCGGCTTCCCAGCCACGTTGTCCCACTTCAAAAATTCATCCGCCGCCTGAGATATCTGGCGGGCATTGAGCAGTCTCAGGAGCGTGGATTGCGCGAACGCTCCGATCCCCTCGTTGTATGCAAAGGACACCAAAGCATCGAACTGATGCTGACTCAGGACTCCGGTGTAAGCGACGACCGCGCTCTCCGCATGCCGAATATCCTGGCTGAACCACTCTTCCGCCTCATCGGGTGTGCAGACCGTGTTCTCCGTGACATCCGGGCCAGTGTGTCCCCACCCTGCGGTCCACGGCTCATTGGGGAATTTGCGATACGCTTTAGAAGCGTAATCCTCGAAGTGCTGAATCATGGCGCGGCCGAGGGGCGAGAGCATGGTCACTTACGCCGCTCCTCTTCCAACCTATCGAGCTTCGCATTGGCTTCTGCCAGTTGTTCGATAATCACCTGAAGCCGTGTGGCGAGAACTGCGATTTGCGAGTCATCGGAGGAGATGTGCGCCTCCATTCTCTGCACCTCGGCCTTATTCTCGGTCTGCTGCTGCTCGACGTTCGCCAGGCGATTGCCATTGGTTGCCCAGGCCGCAACGAGCCCCGCGCCCATGGCGATCATCGTCAGCCACGTCCCGAAGTTAGGAGACCTGCGTAACCTGCGCACGTCGAATTGTCCAGAGTCGTCCATCAGGGTAGCCAGGAATGTTGAGGTTGGCTCATGTATAGTTCGCAGACTTAACGAAGGCAGGATTGACCAATGTCATTGCGGCTCCACTGACAGATGTGGATATCACCTGATCGACGTAGAAAGTTGAGCCGGTTATATAGACGCAAGTACAAGTCAGGTTAGCCGCGGCCACTCCTGCGCCAGCAACAGTAAAGTGTTGACCCACATGTAACTGCGCTACCGCGCTACAGGTGAAGAAATTGTTGCCCAAGGTCCCATTTGCAGTGCAGGTCAGAGCCGATCCGAAAGAACCAGGGGTGATGCAGAGGTACTCGCCTGGCTGTGCTGCAGTCGGAACGTTTTTAACAACATCGTTCAGCGCGTAGTCTCCACTGCTTGGCGCGGCTGTCGTAGTCCTAATGCCACCTTTGGTCTGCCAAGCCACATAGGCGGTATTCGCAGGTCCCTGCACAGGCAGTGTCGGATGAATACCAACATTGTCGATGATATCCAAGCCAGATACAGACCCAGCGAAGACGTTGACAGTGCCGTTTTGCCCAACCGGATACTGGTTGAACTGATTATTACGGATCTTGACGTTGCTGGAGGTGAAAGCGCCATTCCAGAGGATGTCATTATTAGTGGACGGAGGTACACCGTTGAAGGTGTTTCCCTCGATCCTGGCGTTCTGAACGAGCGTCTCAAAATTAATCCCATTCTGGGTGTACTGAAGCCAATTGTCTCGGATGACGAGATCCTGTAAGTCATCCAGGCGCAGACCCCAGAAAGTGTTATTGGGGGCCGCTCCCGCTGTGACGGTATTGCCGCTGATCAGCACATCCTTGAACCAGTAACCGCTATTGGCGGTTACCGTATGCAGGAATATTCCGCTGGATAATGAGCCAGAGTTCGATACAGCGTTGATAACATTATTCTCTATAACAATAGAATTACTACCGCTTGATACCGCAGCTGGCCACCCTTCCGAGGTCGGATATTCTATTGAATAATTACCGAAACTTGTTACACCAGAGGTCAGTTTTATTCCGTAGTTAACCGGAGTGTCTATGACATTGCCGCGGATGATGATCGAGCTACCTGAACCGACTGAAATAGCCGCTGAGTTAGCGTTCAGGAAGTAGTTATTTTCTATCAACACATCAGAATTGAATGGGAACGTGTCCTGTCCTATGTTGCATTGTGCCGCTGTTCCAGGCTGCATACTTAGAAAAGTACAGTTCGCGACCCGTATACTTTGCGCGACCTGGCAATTCAACTGGCTGTCAGGTCCGGTGTTACTCCATAGGCAATTGACGACGGTGTTGTGCCCGCCATTTAAGTCAAAGGATGTGTGCGAGTCAGGGGTACCCGTGTTTATCTCAGAACAACCGTCTATAAGTACTTCGTTGTTGCTGCCAGGCGCATTCCATATCAGCACCATCTCATAGTGGTTGTTTGTAAATAGACAGTCGCGAAAAATGGTCCTGGCAGCGTTCTGAACTACGATCGCCTCCCAGAATGAGGCGCTGATAGCCTTGACTGTTCCTCCAAATGCCCCGCAATAGCGGGTCAGCTTAACTCGCTCGAAAGTAACATTGGAAGTATTGGTGATCTTCACCATCGCTATTTCGCTACTATCGAGCGCATTGCTAGGGCCTGCGCACGCTCCATCCAAAGTTAGATCCCTGAAAACGATAGAGTCTATAGACGCAGTTGCTGTAAAGATGTTCTGCGAGTAAGTACCGTGAGTCAGAGCCGTGGCCTTGTCCAGAATAACGGTTGCAAAACCCTGACCCTGAAATAAAACAGATTGCGTCAAAGTGACATTGGCCACAAGGTATGTGTCAGCCTTCAAGACCACGACAGCATTGCACGATGCTGCCGCCTGGAAGGCTGATGTCATGTCAGTGGTGCCAGGCGCTGTATTCGTACCGTATCTACGGATATCCCCCGGCGCATACGAATAGTTCACCGGCGTCACCCCGGCTGCGATCTCTGCGGCGGTGCGCGCGTAGTATCCGATGTTACCTGTGACCGAGTCATATACTGGCGCTGCATTGGCACCCAGGTAGAGCTGCGCCCAGCTATTGGTGGGGCTGCCTAGATTCCATGTATCGGTCGGTGTCGGAATGAGGGATGCCGCAATCGCGGACGGTGTGAAGCCACCTTGGATGCCATCGACCGGCCAACCCGGGATAGTATTGCCAAACTGATCTGTGAGCGCGAACTTATAGGTGAGTGTCGGGTCGAGCCACAACTCACACTCTCCCCTGAAATTCAGGATGATCGGATTGGTATTCTGAGTTGTCTGGGTAGAATCAACGTAGGTTGCCTGCTTTAGTAGGGTCCCCGCTTGATAGGTCGTGAGAATGCCAAATGCCAATGGCAAGCCGTTGTTGTCGAAGGCCTTGAAAACCGGTGTGGGTGCGAGTTGGGCTGTCATGATTATTAGGTGTAGGAGAAGACAATGGCGCCCGGACCGGTACCGGATTGAGCGGCACCCACAGTGCCCCCTAACCCGCCGGACGCGCCTCCGAAGTTGATGCCGGGCACACCCGGGCCGCCTTGACCTGCCACTCCCGGGGACCCGCGTGTACCATTGGTGCCCGCATTACCGCTCGTATTGACCGTCCCACCCGAGGCAGTCCCGCCCGCGCCTCCTGCGCCCGGATGGGTCGAGGTTGACGCCACCCCGGGTGAACCTCCATTGGCGAGCACGGTTGTGAGGGAGAAGGTGCCCGAGACCACTTGCGACAGACCACCCGCGTTCAACGCCACTCCAGCAGCACCTACGGTGTATTGCATGGTCAGCCCCCCGGCACCTGAGACCGAGACCGTTGTGCGGGAATACGCACCGGAGCCACCGCCGCCGCCGGCGGAATTGCTACCGCCGCCCAGGTTGAAACCCGTGCCCCCGCCCGCCGGACCGCCGAATACCTCGATGGTGCAGCTGGTGACACCCACCGGAATGGTTTCCGTCGCCGTTCCAGGCGTCGTATAGATGCGGATCGTGGCGTTAGAGCTTGTCTTCTGAGCCAGCAGAGTGGCCGTCAGATAGGAGCCCGCCCGCAAGGTCGTATTGCTCGCGGTGCTAGTGCCTTGGGCCCACTGAATTCCGAAAGTCCCTGGCGTACTGACCAGGAGCGAACCTTTGTAGGAGACCTGATTACTATTGGCCGCCGTCCCTACCGTCGCGTAGGTCAATGTCGCGCCCACAAAGGACTCGAGCTTGGGGCCGTAGGCGGCGGCGTTCACCAGACCCGTGGCGCCGGCTGGGGAAGTCCCGCGACTATCGATAGCGGTTCCGTTCGACTGGAACTTGAAGCCGGCGGCGGCGGTGACCGAGTCAAAGAGCATGAAGAGCTCGTACTCGTATTGACCCGTGAGCAAGGTCAGTTGCAGATCAGGATCGGCCGTGAGTGTCGTGGTGGATATGCGCTGAGTATCGGAGGCTTTGACCGCCGAGGTCGCACTGGTGGCGGCGGCATACTGATAGAAAAGAACCTTCCAGATGCTTGAGCCCAGGTACTCCGCGATGAAGGAATCCCCATTGGCTGTACTGATGTTATTTCCACCGGGCAACATCAGGCTCGCGGAATTGGTAAGGGTGAGCGTGCCGGTGAATCGTCCGATGTAGATCGGCGCCACCACCTGAGCGGAAGCCCCGAAAGAGGTGATTGTGGTCGTGCCAGTGATCTGGACATTGTGCCCCGATACACTCCCCAGATCGGTCGTCGTGGCTGACGGCAACGGTACTTCGGTCCCGAATGTCCCGACGTTCACACCTACGCCAGAACCGCCGTAGAGCTGCCAGATGCCGTTGATCTCGATGATGGAGACAAACTGACCGGAAAGAATCTGATTCGCCCCCAGAGGCGTCCCATTGGGATTGAGGATGGGCTGGATCCCTCCTCCATTCACATTGATGGTCGAGGGGCCGGTATTGGAGTTCGACGGCAACCAGTAGACCACCTGGCCGTTGGTGTTCGGAGGAACGGGAGAGGCGAAATTCAGGATATAGTTGTTCGCCGTCCCGGTATCGACCCCGCCGTAGAGGCTGATCAGGGCGGCGTTGACGATGTTGTCTACCGGCCACCCCGGAATGACGTTACCGGCCGAATCGGTGAGCGCGAGCTTGTAGGCGACGTTTGGAAGGAGCCAAAGAGAACACTCCCCCCGGAAATTGAGCGTGATCGGATTGGTGTTCGTCGTGATCCCGGTCGAATCAACGTAGGTCGCAATCGGCGTATTGGTCCCAGCCGCGTAGGTCGTCAGCAATCCAAAGGCAAGGGGAACCCCGTTATTGTCAAAAAACTTCTGGACCGGGTACGGTGCCAGGAAGGTGGCGGTCACAGAATCCCCTCCATCCAGTTGCGCGTACAGTGATGGGCGGGATTACAGTGGTTGCTATGACCACCATATTTAAAATCCTCGTCGGTACGGCCTGCGCGATCTTCATCTGGAAGAGCTTCCAGGCTTGGCGCAGGCAGCGCGAAACCGCTCGGCTGACCAAAGAAGTCATGACGCCTTACGGTGGCATGGATCGTTTGTAGCGATTTCACTGCGGCGGCTTCCCAAAGTCTGAGAGACGACCCATTCCGCCGTAGGGGGTCATCGTCTCTTTCGCCGCTTTATCCGCAGCGCGCTTATCGATTGCCTTGCGTAGCAGCGTTCCACCGACACCGGTCTTCGCATTCAGCAAATTCTCTCCAGCATTGAGAGCGTGCTCGCCAAGCGCTCCAACCAACGTGTTTGAATTATTGACGTACGATCCCTTGGGCTGGGCCTGGGTATAACGAGCGACGTTACCTAGCTTCTCCAACGTCTCTTCTGTGCGTGGATCCACGAGCGCCCCAAGCTTCGGCTGCAACGCCTGCAGATATTTGTTATAAGCCGCTTGTGAGAAGTTGCCGCTGCCGCCAGGTCCCACTCCTGCCTGATCCCTCAAGTGATCCAGAGCCGCTACGCCCATCGTCTGAGTCGCCGTGGGGTTATCCGCCAAATTCTGACGCATGGTTGCAACGTCATCACGCTTCCCGCCGATGACGTATTTTCTTACGAAGTCGTCAGGCGCAACCGAGTCGGTCACGGCGGCGTTATAGGCGGGATCTACTTTTACCGCATCAAATTGCGCCTTGGCAGCCGCACGAGCTGTATCCGCCAATGGCTTCAGACTGGCTGCGCCAGGAGCAAGCGGCAGTTGCTCCATTGAACTGCGAATGATACCGGCCGCTGCCTTTTCATTTCCGTCCGCTGTTGGGGAACGCTGTATACGAGCGAGATTGGTACGCAGAGATTCAAAGTTCTCAAATGTCATGTTTCCGCTGTCAGCAAGCCGTCCCAACGTTGACATCACAGCCTTTGGAGCGTGATCGAACAACAATTCCTGATGTAGCTCTTTACTGGCGTTATCCAATAGACCCTTCGCATCGACAGGGAACCTGCCGCCGTTGGCATCTTTTAGAGCCTGATACTTCGCGGAGATATCGTCGTTGGCGATTTTCGCCTTATCTTTGTAAGCCTGTATCAACGTATCGCCATGCTCTGCGGCATTCGTCGAAAACACATCGGGCCCAACTTGATCCCGGATTGCTTGTATGTTAGCGCCCAGCGCCTTGTTCTGATTATTGAGCAGATCAGGCAGTCCGGGAGTGCGCGCGCGGTTATTCATCTCGCTCGAGATGACTGCGGGGTCCTGCATCGCCTGCCCTGGCGTGAGTTGAATTTTTACCGGCAGTGTATCGGCTTCAATATGACGCCCCATCGTCTCGGCATTGACCGCTCCACCGGTTTGTTGGGCCTCTCGGACAATGCGAGCCTTGAGTTCTGGACTAGCTTTGGAGAGATCCGCGGCAGCAGCAGCAGCGCCCATCGATTGGGGGGAATTCACCGCCGCTTGCGTGAGCACTTCCTGTGCAGTCAGCGGCACCGATTCTGGATCTACCATCGGAGAGATCGCGCGTCCCGCACCCCGGCCAACGGCGCGCGAGCCTGGAAACCCCGCCGCTACCTCTCCTGCGAGGGGTGCCACATCGCCCACCCGCTCCGTCACATCGCGCACGGTATCGGCAGCCTGAGGGTGTCCTGAGACATCCAGCAAGCGCGGTACGATCTCTCCCGGTTTGATCTGACCGATAGTCTCCATACCGGCTTGTCCGGCTTCCGAGCGTGGCTGATAGGTCATAGCGTTGCGCGTGGCGCGCGCGGCAGAGAGTGAGTCCGTGCCGCCTATTCCGGTCAGTCCGGCCAAATAGGCGGGTGCTGCGGTAATACTCGCGGGAATTGAGGTTCCCAACGATAGGGCATCCTCAGCTCCTCCGATGGCTGCCTGACCCACTGTGAACTTCCCCTGAGTCGGATCACCGGCCCAACCGACTCCCTTCATTGCCTTAAAATTGGCTAGTTCTGCAGGCTCAGGGTCGCGTCCTACTCGTTTGCGGAACAAATTGGCGTCGTAGGTGGTCGGCGGAGACGCTGTCTCTCCAGGGATTTTCCCCGTGGAGAAAAAGTCGTGCGTTGGATCTCCCGAAGGTGCTGATGTCGCATCTCCTCCAGAAGAGAAAAAATCATAGACGGGATCGGCGCTCATTGCGGAATTTGACCCTGTGTGAGCAGGTTCAGATTCGCTCGCTTCTGAGCGAGCGCCTTCATTCCATCCGGCCCGAGCCGCTGCCTCAAAGTGTTGAGTTCAGATTTATCGCCGCGCCGGATCGCGTCTTCGGCCCGGAACACGTCGGGATCGAAGTTCTGCGACCATGCCGAGCGAAACGCTTGGTATTTGCCCACATCCGGCGCCGCTCCGGTACCGACCGCCTTATCCAACCCCTGTCGATAGGCCATCGCGCCGGAGTTCAGGGCATCGGCAAACTTCACTTTCTCCTGCAATGCTTTCGGGGTGTACTCGGTAGTACCTGTGGCGCTTTGGGAGGCAGCTAGTCCCGCATTAGTATTGGGCACGCCCATTTGACGGGCGGATAGCGCTGCCTGGCGATCTAGATAGGCGGTTATCTCCTGATAACGTGCTCCGGAAGGCAGTCCTACTACCGCTGCCAGCTTCTGTAACGTTTGTGAGCCTGGACCAGTGCCAGTTTGGCTGGAAAGCTGCAGGAGTTGATCGTTAACGTTCCGTACCGCCGGAGCGTGATCTCCGATCGCTCGTGCGTCCTCAATGTTGGCCGCAGCATCCTTGGCCGCTCCCTGGGCGGTCTGGGCCTGTGCGGTGGTCGGATTGATGCCTCCTGGTGTCCCGTTGCCGGCTCTCGCAGATCCTCCTGCCGGCACGGCCGATAGCGCCCCCGTCTGTGGATTGCGGTTGACGATCTGGCCCGCCGCGTTGGTAGTCTGCGTGGGAGGCTTGGCAATCGGGGAACCTGCGGGACTGAATTCCCCGGTGATGCTCGATGTCTGCCCGGGCTGGATCTGTCCGGGAGTTTCCACCGTGGAAGGCGCAGTTGTAGGCTGCCCCGTCAAGGTTGCGGCATATTTTCCTAGAATATCGCGGAATTTTGGGTCCGCGTCATTCTGCGGCAGCAGCGCTGCCTGAGCGAGACCTACCCGGAAGGCGGCCGGATCATCCTTGTGATCCTGCATCCATTGTGTATAGCCGTTGATCACATCATCGCGACGCGTGTTGGGATCTTTGGCTAGAGCGGTCAAGGTCGAGCCAAGTGAAGCGCGGGCGGAATCAGTGAGGTCCTGTTTAGCCTTCTGGTTCTGAACGACTTCGTTCGCCTGAGCCAATGCGCTTGTGGCGATTGCCTGACCATAGGCCGGTGCCACGGTGGAGACATCGTCGGCGAACCTCTGACGATCGAGCGATCCGTCTGCTTTGCGGTAACCACCTCCATGAACGCTCTGCATGAGAGCCGAGACCTTCTGTAGCTCCTGATTCTTCTGCTGTGCCTGTTCACTCTCAGCCTGCGCAGTGGCCTGCTGGTACTGACCGGTATGCAGGGCCTGCTGCTTCTGTTGTATACCCACAATGCCCGACAGGGTATTGATCCCTGTCATGGGGTTGGGGGCGTTGAACGTATTGCCGATGGGAGTCATCTCGGGCATCAGTCCGCTCCATAGTCAGAGAGCGTATAACCGCTGCCGTAACTGTTGGGGGCACCGTAGGTGCCATTGCCGTTCATGACAGAATTGTACGAGCCCCCGGAATACCCTCCGCTCCCGCCGCCGCCATAAGCTAACCATGGAGCAGCCGAGTTAATCCCCCCACTGATCGCATTGGCGGAGCCGATAGTGCCAGCCGCCTGCGCCGTGCCGATGTTCGTCGCGCTCTGCGCCGCCTGTCCTGCGAGGGCAACACCTGATTGCGCCGTATTGGATGCAGCAGACTGCCCGAGATTCGCAATCCCCGACAGACGGCTGAAAATGTTTCCCTGCTGGGTCTGGTACTGATTGAACGCGTTGTTGAAGCTCGTACTGGCTTCGGCCTGGTTGTAGTCGGTGAGATCCTTGAGAGCCGCTCCGGACATCGCGCCCTGCCCTGCGGCCGCGCCGTTCAGTACCGACTGCTGTCCTTGCTGTTTCTGGAAGTTGTAGGCTGGTGAGAGCTGCTGCCAGTCGCTCAGATTGAAGGGCTGTACGAGACTCCCATACCCCCCCGCGGTACTCGAGGCGGCAGTCCCGGGCGTGCCCGCCATGGAATTGGTCGCGGTCCCCGGAGCGCCGATCCCCAGGAGGTAGTTCTCTTGCGATAACGCCCCATAGCCGGCCCCTAGAAAGGGGGACTCTTGCTGGGTGATCGTGTTGAACTCACCGAGCGAGATCTGTTGCGCGCGCGCCGCCGCTGCTGCCTGTTCCTGGGAGGCCTTCTCGGAGGCGTTAGATCCCAGGATACCACCTAAGAGGGAGGCGCCGGCGACGCCTACGGCAACCCAACTCATTTGAGAAACTCCGTCTTCAGGCGGTTATGGGCGTCAAACAACGCGGACTCATCAGGCTCAACCAACTCACGCTCGATGGCATCCAAATCGGTCTCATCAGTGCGATGGATCGTGATGCAGATCGAGTCCTCGTGGGCATATACAGCGCGTTTTGTGCCGGGAGCGCTCAACAGTATGCGCGGGGCTTTGATGCGCTCGCGCTTGCCATCCCCTACGACTGTGACTTCCCCGGAGAGCACGATGTAGAAGTGCTCGCGTCGATGCACTTTCCCGACGATGAGCGTGTCCTTGGGACGAAACAGCTCGCGGCAATACATACCGTCAGCAAAGTGGTGCTTCGTGGGCAATTCCACCTGCGGTAACTTCGCGGCAGCTGTCTGCAAGCGCTCAATCTCCTCTCGCCGTGGCAGAGTCTGGATATTCATCGCGGTACGAAAGTCATAGTCGGAGGCCCTACCGAGTAGGTCACGACGAGTTGATCACCCTGGCTCACCGGAAACATGCCGGCGGTGAGTCCGGTGATATAGAAATTCGCTCCGTCGCGGCTGAACTTGATCTGAGTGGTGGTTCCACCGTTCACGATGACCGATCCTCCGACTGGAGCGACGTAGGTAAAGGGAGACGTACCCACGGTCAGGACCGAAATTCCACCCGTTGGCGTCCCGCTGAAAAGACCCTGCCAGAATCGGAACCACCCCGAGGCGATCACTCCCTTGATCGTCAAGGGCTGACCCACATCGGGCATGCGATTGAACTGAATCACCCGTTTTTCTCCTGGCGCTCACCGAACAGCGTCGCTCCGACAATGTCGCGTGAGACCGGATCACTCACGTTCACTTCATACACGCGGTCCCGCGCCTCCCCGAGTTGCATCACCATCGCTCTGTCGCGAGTCACACCGGCGGCACCAATAGGGGCCCATACCTCGCCTCCGTAGGTCTGTCCGCCGTCATCCGACCATCGGATCATGGCCTGGGGGCTTGAGCCCTGGCCTGTTTGTAGCCCCGTACCGGCCTTGAATTCCACCTGGAGGGAGGATTGGAAGATGCGGTTGCGATCCTCCTTGGACCAGATATGCGGAGTGCGTCGCTGGGCGCGTAGGGGATTTGCCGCATCGGTGTAAAAGTTGCGGTCCTGCTGGTGAATCTGTCCCGTCTGATAGTCCCCCCACAGACGCAGGTTCGCGAAGTTCACGAAGCAGTTGCCGACGTGACGGTGATAGGTACCGGTCGTGGGATTCCATGACAGGCGCTGCCACCATCCCGCCTCCCCGTTGGTATCGGACCAGACTTTGAGATCAAAGCACCAGGTCACATCCGCGGTGGGAAACGTGAGAACGTACTGGAGGTGACCGCGATCCTCATAGCAATCTCCGATTGCATCGGAAACGACCGGATAGGTCGAAATCGCATTCTCCACCGCGTGATTGGAGATCGGGATGACCGAGTATTGGTTGGTCATCACCACCTGATTCTGACCTTGCTCGTTCTGCGCAAGCCAACATAGGTTAGGCCCGACACGCGTGATGGAATGCTTGGCAGAGCAGCCCATCTGGGGCCCCACTCCGGGTAAGCGGGAGAACGCAAAGCTCGTCCCGCCGGAGTTGTACCAGACTTCACTCGTGCGTTCACCGACTAACCAAGCTTCGCGATTATTCTCGAAAAGCGTTATGAGATTATCGGTCGAGCTGTCCTTCAATGCGTAGAAAGCGCCTGCGAAAGTCAGTGTATAAGGCACCGGCGCGTTGGTGTAGAACGTCCGCGTGCCGGGCTGATTGAAGATCAGCCAGCCTTCAATGAAGGCAACGCGGTCAGCCCCTAAGAAGGCCGGATCGTTGATCACGCCGAACTGTGGGATAGCGAGCGTGAACGTGTCGCCGGTCTGATTGGAGGTCGCGTTCGCATTCAGCGTGATCGTGTTCGCGGTGAAGCTGATCGACTGGATCGTAGTCGAGGGTATCGCGCTAAGACTATCTGTGAGAGTCGCGGCATTGGAGACGAGCAGGTAGCTCGGCACCAACTGACCGGCCGTGAAGCTGATCGTCGGAGCCCCGATCGTCAGATTGCCGGTGAACGTGACGTTGCCGGCGCCTGCGATCCGATAGAAATATCCATTCGTGCCATCCACTAGAACCGCGTACCCGCCCAGACCGTTGAACAGCACACCATTGTCTCGGATCACTACGCGGCCGGCGTTGGTGAGCAGCGTGCCGACTGACTGGATGGAGAATTGCGCGATGCTGGTCTGTGTCGCTTGAGCGGTGACGCTCGCCAAGTAGAGCGTGGAGGACACCACAAAGAGCGCCGTGAGGTTCCCCGGGAGTACCCAGGCACCACGTACCGCGCCGGTAATGGTGCTGATGATCGGATTCAGCCCCGGAGCGCCCAGGAGCGCGTAAGGCATCTTGGCCTTGGGGTTCTTGTCAACTTCTAGAAACCAGTTGATGCAGCGCTCGGCGTCCTGAAGACTGAGCGGAGCCTCGTATGCTGGTCCACAGAAGCCGATGTCACTGCCCTCGAACATCAATCAGGCTCCTTATAAGAGAGCCCGCGCAGAAGCGTCTTCATGCTGGGAAGACTGATGCCGAATCGGCGAGCCAATGCCGTAGGGCCTATTCCTTGTTTGTAAAGGGCCCGCGCTTGACGAGCATCATTCATCGTCAATTTGCAACGCGGACCTTTGTCACCTGAATAATTAGGAGAGCGACCTCGTTCAACCTTGTCATCCATGTTCTGTTGATGTGTGCCGATCTCCAGATGTGCAGGATTGCAGCAGATCGGATTATCACAAGAATGACGCAAGAATCCCCACTCTGTTCTTTTGCGCGGAGCACTTAACGTGATAGCGCCCGGATGGACGAGATTGAAGATCACTCGATGTGCGAAATAAGCCTTCCCATTGATCTGAGTACGACCATAACTATCTTCATGAACCCAGCCCTTCCATGGCCAACATTCATTCGGACCGCGCTTCTCAACCTTTGACCACAACTCCTTAGGAGTATTTTCAGGGCGACCCGCTTTCCATGGACTGGCTTTGCGCGTCTTCCGGAATGATTTCATGCGCGCAGCAATATGCGCGGCAGTCTGTTTTTTGCCCTTCAGGGGATGCATAAATGCCTCATGTAATTGTGGATTTACATGAACCATTTTACTAGCTCTGCCCCTACCAGACAACACATGAATCCCACGAAGCCGCCGTGAATTATCCAACCCGCGTCATTCTGCTGACTCTTCACAATGTCTGAGTCGTAGCGCAGAGTGACCACAGGGGAGGCATTCAGACGCTTGATGAAGGCGCGCGCCTCGGCAGCCTGACGCTGCAATTGCGGCGTGACGCTCTTTCCCCATGACGGGGAAAGCTCGAGCGCCGCGAGCTTCTTCAACGCCCGCGCATAGCCTTGCGGTAGCTTCACATCGACCGTCAGACTGGTGAAGTCCGACAGGATCAGATCCGTGAAGAGATGCACTTCCCCTGCGATCGAGGGATTGGGATAGACCCAGAACGTACCCAGCGGAAAGGTCGGCTGATAGGCTAGCACTAGGGGCCACGGACCGGGATTGAACTTGAGTCCGAACTCGTTATAACGCTCCAGACTCATGGTGCATTCGAACCAGTAGTCGAGATTGTTATCCCCGGCGCCGTCACTGATTCGGGTGTACCCGGAGTCGATCCTCAAGGGTCTCTGGATGTTGATATTCCCTGGCGTGGTGTAGGTGAATATCTCGGGCGTTGAGACCGTCTGGAGAGAATTGGCACTCAAAGTGACGGTGCCCGCACCCGAGTTGATGCTCAGCACCGTCGTGTTAGCGGGAATCGCGGCCTGAATGTCCGTGATCGTTCCGCCTACGATCAATATCGAGGGTACGGTAACGTTGGATATGACCGGTGAGCCACTCACGAGAGTTGCGCTGAAGGTCCC